CTAAAAGATTCTTTGCATAGAAAATACCTTTGCCTTCATTAGCCACGACATCCGCTGCCAATGCTCTAAATAATTCATCAATCTGCTTGGTTATTTTATGGCAAGGATGGTCTTCTCTATTAAGAACTTCGTAATATGTGGCTCTTGAATAAAATTCAAAGCCTTGTCTTGGTAGCCATATCAATAAAAAGAAACTAATCGTTGGTAGATGGCGCTCTCGAATTATCTTAACTCCAGCACCCGTTGCCACCTCCTTAGTTGAGTTCAGACAATAATCAATATATTCATCTGCCCATTCAAGCAATCTTTCCTGGTCAATATCTTTCACTAATCTTGCCATTATTTTCTAAATAGTAAAGACCAACTGGTCGGTATTGTTAATTTTTTATCTAATTCAAATCCAAATTCAGAAAATAATTTAATCCATTCATCCTCAGATTTTAAATTTATATGCCCCCACCATTGATCAAATTCTTCAGTTGTTTTATCTGGAGTCGAAGAAAAGTAAAAGTATTGGCATTCAATATTATTTAAATAATCTCTTATTTGATCATCGGTTAAATGCTCAAATACTTCAATGCTTACAATCATTTGGCAATGATTAGGATAATCTCCTAAATCACATAATATAATTCCTCTTGAATAAGCAAAATCTCGATGATATTTATTTGGCTCAATGCCATAATAATTACAACCTTTTTGAATTAAGCATTCCCCTAACGTTCCCACCCCAGCGCCAATCTCAATAATATTCCTTGAATAATTTTTTATGATATTAGCAACTCCATCCATTAAATTAAAATAGTCAGGATTCTCGGGAGTAACTCCAATGCTTAATTCATAATCAAAAAATTCTTTGTCGGTTGCTCTCAAAATTTTATTGCTTTACAATCCGTATTTATTTTAATTAACTCAATCTCATTTTGATTGTTGTCGTAATGAGTTCCAATCTCCAATCGTTTAATAGTCATCCATTTATATTGACCATTTGTAAAAAATACTTTTGATTTTGGTATTCCTAATTTTTCAGCCATACGATAAACTTCAGAAGAATTATATTCATTTCTCCTTGTTATAATATAAACTTGTTTCCCTTCTCTGATAATCCTTTTCGCAATCTCCTGACCTCTTGCCGTAGACAACGTGTCATCAAAGTCAAAAGAAATCTTAGAACTATTTGCTTTATATTCTCCGCTTGCCAATATAGCTTGCCATACTTCAGTTGCTTTTTCTTCCGTTTCATAAATACATTGACCGTTTCCGATTCTCCATTTGTCGTTTGAACATTTTATAACTGGCATTATTCTATGAGTTTAGAATAAATAGCAATTTGAGATGTTATTCTGAAGTTCAAAATTACATCTTGCTTTAAAAGCATCTTCCTTATTATCATAATAACCTAAATTCTTTAATTTTTTATTAAAATGAATTTGAGCCATCCATTTTTTTGTGGTTTTATGAAATGTTACACCAACCAAACCACTTGAAGTTTTATCTCTATTTATACAATGATTATTATTTTCATAAGAATTGCACCATTCTAAATTTTCAATAGAATTATTTTGCTTATTCCCATCTTTATGATTTATGATATTTTTATCTTTTACTCGTGGAATAAAATTTATTGCAATTAATCTATGCAAACTAAATAATTTACTCTCTATTCTTACTCTTAAGTATCCTTTTTTATCAGCGGATTGCTTTAATAAAGTTCCTTTAACTTTCATATTTCCTCTTGTGCCAGGTCTTATAACAATTCTATCCAAAGATTTAACATTGAATTTATCAGAAATCTGATATTTACCTTCATAGCCAACTAAATCAAACCAATTTTCCATAAGTTATTTTATTAAGTCTGTGTAAATATTAAATCTATCCTCATTAATTTTAAATAAATCGTAATGCTCACGCACATATTCAGCGTTAGCCTCGCCAAAATCCGTTCTCATTTGTTTTGAGAATACCATTCTTTTAATATCTCGTTCCCAATTGTCAACCCAACACACCGTTGGAATGTCATCGTAAGGCGCTCGTTTAATTGCCATCAAGGGAATTCGTTTAGCTCCAGCCTCTAATGCCTTTAGATTCGATTTTAATCGGTTAAATTTATTGTCAAGCAATGGGGCAAGTAAAATGTCAGCCTCCAGGTAGAAATTCATGTACAAATCTACTGGCATTGATTCAAGTATCTTGTGATTTAATCTTTCGCCAGCAGTAAACCAATCGCCCATCTGCTTCCAATGAAACTCATTTGCTTTATTCCAACCGCAAAGAAGCATCCGTGTTGACTCCTTAAAAGATTTAGACTTGGCTAATTCTCTAATCGGATTTTTCAACTGCCTCATATCAGGGAAGTGAGTGATGCTACCAGTGTGAGCAATGTTAACAAATTCGTTTACATTTCTTACCGCAGTAAATTGGTCACGGTCAAACGGCAAAGCATTCGGCAGAATAAAGCAGTTAGGATTTATCTTAATAATCTCAAGCCGTAATCGGTTGTGAGTTGTCGTTACAACATCCGCTACTTTAATATAATTCTTTATTACTTGAGTGACTCCTAAAGACCGATAGGTTGGAGCAGACAAATGTTGGCTAAACAACTCCCAATAGTCATCAATATCGACAACCAATTTAAAGCCAATCTTAGCCTTCCATTTTAATAAATCGGGCAATGGTATCAATTCGCAAAACCGATTGACCACGACCACGTTTATCGCTTTCTCAATCAGCATCTCTTCGGTCATTGTATCCGTAATAATACAATACTCCTTTTTCATTACGGATAATGGCAATGCTAATCGATGGTAAGTGACTCCTGAATGTCTACTTCCGACTGCGCAGATTCTTAGTTTGGACATCGTTTGGTTTTGGTTGGTTGATTTTTGCAATGTACTTTATTCCTTCGTAATGTGCGGATAATCTTTTAAGCATATCAAATACGCAAGAGCCACACCACGAATTAAAGTTAAAATCCTTGTTTACATATTTACGATATAGGGTCGCATATTCTTCAAGTATTTCTCTTTCTATATTTTTAGTAAACCCTAAAGCAACTGCTTCAAAGTTTATAATATTAGCTTCTATAAATGCAATCTCTTCTTCGCTCATAGTTTGTTTATCAATCTAAAAATTACCGCTCCTAAAATCCCCGAACTAAATACGATTGCAATCCATTCTTGGAACTGCATAGGAATAACAATCAAAACGATGGCGCTCCAGGTACTTAGACAAGGAGTACAACTAAACGGTTTAAAGTTTAGTCCGAATGACTGATAAAGATTTGTCATCGTAAAAAAGACTGCAAAAGAAACGGCTGCGATTATAGTAATCATTTGTTTGTTTGATAAATTTCATCCTTAACTAAACTCCAGTATGCTTGGTCATCTGCTTTAAGTTTCTGCTCAAGAATTAATGAACAAATATAAAGCGCTAATTCAAAAGCAAATACTTTATTACCACAAAAATAAAGTGCATTCGTTAATAAACTTTTAGCTTTCTCGTCAGGCTTCATCCCTTATTTTCTTTTTAATGTTTGAAATCGTTTTGACAATAGACATATACGGAATGCCAGTCTTTCTCGAAATCTCGGTTTGATTAAAATTCAATTCGACATAAGTATCGAGTAACATATCTTCGTACCAGGATAATTCTTTTCGTGCTACCTCCACTCGATTAAATAGCTTTTCTTTGTAATCCTTAGATTCATCCTCAATCTGAACTAATTCTTCTAAGCCATCAATCGATTCGTACTTGGCTCTAAAGTGCCTGAAGAATGGCTGATTCATTCCAGTACTATAAATCATATTTAGCATACATCTGACCAACCAATATTTTAATCCACTCGTTCCGTTATTATTATAAATCGACCAAAATTTATCTTCGGTTATTGAGCAAAGATTTACAAACATTTCTTGCTTTAGTTCTTCCCTTAAATTTGCTGGGTGCATTTTCATCAAGGCTTGTTTAATTTCCTTTGAATTATAAAGTTCCTCAATAATTTGCGACCTGGTCATTCTTTTGATTTTCTGATTATCTCAAAAATAAAATAAACGATAAAAGCCACTTCGATAATTCCTACCGCAATGGCTTCCCAAATTAACCTTTCCACTTTTCGAGTTCCCGATTTAAATACCAAACCGCTTTACTCAAATCTTTCTTTTTAAATCCTTTCTTGTCGGCTCGCAGTATGTACTTAATTGAATTGCCAAGATTAAAATTAAGGTCGAAAGCATCAATTATGTCAATGACCTCAATGCCATTCCCCTGATAATGCTCAGGATGATTGACCTCTTCTTTGATAACTCCTTGATAATTAATCTTTTCCATGTGCAAAGTTTACATTAAAGATTGTGTAATTCCAAATAATCCTTGATTTTTTTTGTTTGTCGGTAAGCTGGGTACGATGCACCGCTTTCCATTTTGATTCGATTAAGGTTTATTTCAAGGCTATAATTTAAATCTTGATAGGTAGCGCAATCGATAACTACTTGAATCGTAGGTCGTTGTAATCTCATTGTAATCCATTTGATTGCATTTAAATGATTATCCTTCAAATCTCATCTAATCTAAATCTCCGAATCAAACTCTCGCAATCTTCAATCGACCTTACAATCGCATAATAATAACCATGATTAATAGCTATTTGTTGAAATGCTTTTTGGTTTGGTTGTTGTGTTCCTTTTTCAATTTTTACTTCTACGAATAATCCTTTCCAGTTCTTATTAGATACCATCCAAAACATATCAGCAACTCCAGCCTTTGCTCCTTCCATCTTTAACTTAATAGCAACAAGCCTATGTCTTGCACCACCATTTGGTATTGAGTAATAATAAAACTCTTGAGTTAAATCTAACCAATGGCAAATTGCCACCTGGAGTTTATGTTCGTGTTCGTTTCTCATTTACAAGTTATAGATTTACTTTTTATCTAAATTTCTCAAGTTATACCTTTACTTTGTGACATAATTTGTCGGATTTTACCCTCATTATGAGACATTTTCTCATTTAATGATGGATTTTGCCCACATTATAACATTAAATATATTTTACATTTTTATGCTAATTGTCAATCGTGTTTATTGTTATGCAAAAATTCTCGTATTTCTTTAACTTCATCAATTATCCAATGTTCAAATTGAGTTTCAGTAAATGTTGCTCCAACCATTAAAGTTTTAAATGCTTGAAAGTACTGGTCTAAATCGACATCAATATTGTCAAACTCAATCGAAATTGTTGTGCCATCATATGTAAGGCTTAACTTTGTTTTGTTAGTTATCATTTTCTTGTTGTTTATAAGTTTCGTTGTAAATATCGTCTATGTCTTTTTCTAAATAAGGTATACCAGTAAATGAACATTCTGCATTTTGTAAAACCTTATAAGCAAATTCTATTTTATGCTCTTTCTCCATTTGTTTGGCTTTATGAAATAATACGTTATCTTTATTAGTTCCCTTAGGTACCAATTCATATTTTATTATTTGTTCTATTAACCAATCCACCGCCGTTTGTTTATTTTTCATTGCTATTATATTTTAATCTTCCGTGACTTGTATATAACCTTAAATCTATCGAATCCGTGTAAATATCCTCAGATTCGGAAATTCCGAATACCCACTTTGGCTCATTATTTTTTTGTATTGTCTGATTATTTTTCAGCGCATAATAATAAGCATAGCAAATTAATGCCAGCGCAGTTCCGTAAATTATTTTTCTTTTCATTTTATATAGTTTAAAATATGTACAATTACATCTACTGTCCAACCATTCCCAAGCATTTTATAGCGTTGTGAATCTGAAACGTGAGCTGTATAATTTTCATTAACCGTTTGAAGTCTTTCACATTCAATTGGAGTAAGTCTTCTTATGGTAGAATTATCTAATTTTGCCAATGCACAACCACTAATATCACTACCACTTCCTCCTCCTTTTGTTGCTAAGGTACCTGACTTCCCATTTTCTCTCCATCTAAAACCTTCATCATATCTAAAATCTCCACCTAAAATTTTTTGATTATCAACAATATGAGTTTGACATGATGCATTAACCCTTGTTGAAATGATAATTGATTTATCATTATGAATTGATTGATTATAAGAATCTATTAAAGTACCATGTTTTAAATCATTCTGATGTTTAGAAATTGTTTGATTAAGTCTTTTATTATTAAAAACCATATTATTAATAGAACTATCAACAATTAATTGATTATCTCTACCTTGTTTAAAATAACCGGCTGCTAAACATAAACTTTTACCATTATCATTTAAACTTCTTTCAGAATTATTATAAGAACTAATTCTATCAACTCCTTTTTCAGTTAAAAAATATTTATCTGATACGTTTTGTTCTAATATATCTTTTAGTAAAATACCTTTATCTTTTGGTTGATCAATAATAGAATCTAAATCTCCAAATAATCCTTGTGGTTCTAAACCGATATTAGTCCAGTACAAACGTTGTCTATTTTGAGCAGATAATAAAGCTGAATTAATCATTATTGGTTTAACTCCAATCGCTTTAGATAAAACTTTTTCCCACTTTTCTCCCATCATTACATTTTCAAGAAGAAAGTATTTTGGTTTTACTTCATTTAACAATCTCATGTATTCCCAAAATAAATAAGATTGTCCTTCAAACTCAAATCCTTCAGACTTTAATTCCAGATAATGATTAAGTGTTAAAATCTCTTGCTCATCTTTTGTACTCATTCCTTTACGTTTACCAGCAAAAGAAAATGATTGACAAGGACTACCACCAATAAGAATATCTATTTTAGGCAAAGAATATCCATTTACATTTACAACACTTCCAAGCTGATTAGTATTTGGATAATTTGCCATTGTAACTTGAATAGCATACTTATCAATTTCAGATGCAAAATAATTATCTACTTTAATTCCAGCTCTTTCAAGTGCTTGTTGTCCACAAGACATTCCATCAAATAGGCTTAATACATTCATAAATTATTAGGTTTAATAGTTCCATCATTATCGATATGACAATCAAATGTAACTAAAGAATTGACAAATTTAATATACCCTTGAGTTTTGCAATGCAACTTCCTTTCTTCAATATCCTCAATGCCTGAATACTTATTCCAAAGTTCGATTCGTTCTTCTTTTGATATTGTTGGAATCTTAAACTGCTCCAGGTAATCGAATAGAATTGATAAGCCTCCAGCGATAAAAGTAAACTTCTTATCATTCTTTTCGCAGTATCTTATCTGATTTGCATATTCGTTTGCAGTATCAATTGCTTGCTTCTTTAATTCTTGATCACTTGGTTTTTGTTTCACTGGCTCTATTGGTTTAGGTAAGTTCTTAATCTCTTGTCTTGCATACTCAAGGTAAGCACTCATAATTCTACCGAAGTATTCACAAGAAAAATTCTCATAGCATTTAGAATCAATATTTAACTTACCAGCGACTGCCATTTCAAAGGCTAATTTTATTTCCTCGCAAGTATTATTACCAAAGTTAGATTTAACAAAATTAGTCAATACAAACTTTTCTTCTTCAGTAGGTAGATTGCTTCCTCGTAAGCCAACCAAAAGCATAGAGTAACGTAATGCTTGCTTTATATCTTCTTCGTTCCTTACACGCAAAGTAATGGCGCTTTGTGCTTGTTTTATTGCTAAGGCATTACCACTTCCTAAGTGCTTCCATTCTTGCGGCACTTGTTCCAAGTTTCTCAGTTGTATTTCCATTGTTGTTAAATTTGGTTTTATTATTTATCCA